GCCTTCGGCCGCCCGGGGTAGTTTATGTTGCACCATAGTTTATGTCTGTGAAACTCTAATCGGCAAAGTACAAACTTCGACTATTCCCTGTAGAATAATAATATCCAAAGTTCAATGCTCGACGCCGGCCGAGCGCTGTCGATGGGCATCGAACGACACACGTAGAGGACCGCGTTGGGGGCGTCCGGAACGCGCGTTGTGTAACGTTCGATGATCCCCGTATGGAGTTTCCGTATAGTGAAGGATGGTGAATGAATAACTTGATTCTTCACTATTCTCTAAGAGAGATAGATCGTTACTATATTACCTCCCTAAAAAAAAAAAAAAAAAAAAAAGAAAAGAGAAGGAGAAGCCAGGCCGATTCGCTCTTCTTTTCACAATCTTTTCAAGGCCCAGGAAAGCCCATGCCAACACCGACAATGCCCATAAGGAACCGGCCCACGCCACTGAACAACGCGCAGTTACAACCCACCACCTGATCCCCACTACTTGGTGAGCATTATACGATGAGAAAGCCAACTTAAGATCATTCATTCATTCACTCATTCACCGGCGTTATTGTGGTAGTAGAAGCACACTTCGGTCAGCGGATAACAATATCCCGGAGGGACAGTGGGCGCCGAGGCGGCGAAGATCGCACCCAAGCTCGTGACTCGCGAGGTCGCCCTCCGCGAGCTCGGGGTGACGTACCAGACGCTCTGGCGCTACCAGAAGGAGGGCTGCCCGCACGTCCCGATGGCCGGGAACCAGACCTTCTACGACATGGACAAGGTCCGTGCGTGGATGGTCGCGAACGGCTACAGCGGCAAGGTCGGCCGTCCGGAGAAGGGCTCGCCCGAGGCCGAGCTCGACGAGACGAAGCGCAAGCTCCTCGAGGCCAGGCTGAAGAAGGAGGAGGCGCTCGCCGCCAAGCACAACCATCAACTGGCCGTGGCCCAGGGCAAGGTCTTCGCCCGCGACGAGATCATCGAGGGCCAGCTGAAGCGCATCGCGACGGTCAAGGCCGGCCTCCTCGCCCTCCCTGGCAAGCTCGCCCAGCGTCTGGCCCATCGCGAGGCCCTCGACATCCAGCGGGAGCTGCACGAGGAGGTGCTCGCGCTGCTCGCGGCCTTCTCGAAGGGCACCCTCACCCAGGAGAACCCCCCGTGCGACACCACGCCCTCATCCTGATCCTGCTCGCGTTCCTCCTGGCCGCCTGCTCGGGCGTCAGCGGGCGCCACGCCGCGGCGGACAAGGCCACGTTCGACGCCATCGCGCCGGAGTACTCGGCCATGGTGAACTCCAGCGTCCTGCTCACCCCGGAGCAGAAGGAGCGCCGGTTCCAGACCCTGAGAAGCTGGCAGGCGCGCGTGGATCGCCTCGAGGTGCCCGTCGAGGAGGCGTCCGATGGCCGATGATCACATGCGGGCGCTCCTCCGGGACCGCCTTGAGGACACCCTGAAGGGCAAGCTCAAGGCCCTCAAGGTCGACCTGACGGAGCTGGCCAAGGTCGAGCTGCGTGAGGCCCTCGAGGACCTGGCGAACCTCACCCTGTACCAGTTCCGGCTGAACGACGAGGCGGAGAAGCTCGTCGTCGACATGGAGATCAAGCACGCGCGGGCACGCATCGCGAACTGGACGTTCGTGGGTGCCGACATGGTCCGCGAGGCGCTCAAGCAGACCCTCCACGAGGTCGCCGAGGTGGTCGGCAGCCTGCTGAAGGGCTTCATCAAGTAGCAGAGGCCAGGGGATACCCCTGGTTAAGAAGGGACACCATGCTCGTCCGCCTGCCCAACGCGTTCAAGAAGGTCTACGCCCACACGGCCGACGCCACGCTCACGCTCGAGCGGCTCGGCTTCCACACCAACCGGGGCGCCACGGGGACGGTCACCCTGATCCTCCCGCCGGCGGCGAAGTGGAAGGGGCGCTGCGCCCGCTTCCACCGCCTGGCCGCGTTCGCGTTCCGCCTCGACCCGTACGGGACCGAGCAGTTCGTGGGCACGAACGGCGCGCTCTCGACCGCCGGCAAGTACAAGGAGCTGGGCGACAACGGCGCCTGGCTCGAGCTCGTCAGCGACGGGACGAACATCTTCATCACCGGCACGAACGGCACGATCAACAACGAGGCCTAGGAGGCGTCATGGCCACCGAGGACATCATCAAGATCGCTGCCCAGTTCGGCAGCACCGGTCTCCTCGGCTTCGCCGTCATGATCCTGTGGAACAAGTACCAGGCGAGCCTGGACACGATCCACAAGCTCCAGCAGGACCGGATCGAGGACCAGACCCGTCTCATCGAGCTGATGAGCGGGAAGAGGAACGGTGCGTGATGGCCGAGCCCGACCCCGAGAAGACGCGCACGATCGCGATCAACCAGGCGAAGCTCGAGAAGCTCCTCAAGCAGCGCCCACCCGCTGACAGCGGCGTGCTGGAGCAGGTGAGGTTGGAGCTGCAGGCGCAGCTCCAGCGGGCGAGGATGCCCAAGAAGTAGCATGAACATCACCTCCGACTGGTTGGATGCGGAAAGGAAGGCCTGGCAGCCGCCAGAGCACCTTACCGTCAGCGAATGGGCTGACCGGTACCGCGTCCTCGCCGTCGGCGCCTCGTCCGAGCCTGGTCCCTGGCGGACCGACCGCACGCCCTACCTGCGGGCGATGATGGACGCCATGGGCGACGACGAGGTGCAGGAGGTCATCATCATGAAGACCCCCCAGGTCGGGGGGTCGGAGGGAGCGCGCAACGGGGTCGCCTTCTGGGTTGACCAGGACCCGGCCCCCTGCCTGATCGTGTTCGCGACGGAGCCGACGGCCAAGGAGAACCTGGCCGAGCGCATCATCCCGATGATCAACGAGACGCCGCGGCTCCGGCAGTACATCACGGACAACACCCGCGACCTCAAGATCAGCACCATCACGCTCCGGAGCATGCAGATCTACGCCGGCTGGGCCGGCGCGCCCGCCTCGCTGGCCACGCGCCCCTGCCGGTATGTGATTTGCGACGAGGTTGACAAGTACCCGCCGTTCTCCGGACGCGAGGCCGATCCGGTCTCGCTCGCTGAGGCCCGTCAGCGCACCTACGGGCACCGTCGGAAGCTGATCCTGATCAGCACGCCGACCACCAAGCTGGGCCTGATCTACCAGGCCTTCGAAGGTACCGCACCCGCCGGCCGTCTGGTGTTCCAGCTGCCCTGCCCCCACTGCCAGCGCTACCAGCAGCTTCGCTGGCAGCGCCTCCGCTGGGGCACGGGCGCGACGCCGACGGCCGGCGGGCCGGTGCCTGACGACGAGGCCACGCGGACGGCCTACGCGACCGAGGTGGAGAACCACCAGGTCCCCGTCTGGTACGCCTGCGAGGCCTGCGAGGCCATGATCCAGATGCCGGAGCGGCACGAGATGCTGCTGGCCGGGCGCTGGGTCAACGGCCTCGGTGAGGTCTACAAGCGCGGGACCGGCCAGCGGCGCATCGCGTTCCACATCAGCAGCCTGTACAGCCCCTGGGTGGACTGGGCGCAGGTCGTCGGCAAGTTCCTCCGGTCGCGCAGCAACCACGCGCTCATGATGGACTTCATGAACGCCTGGCTCGGCGAGCCCTTCGAGGAGGAGCTGAACAAGGTCGAGGCCAGCCTCTTCGAGGAGAAGGCCAACAAGGGTCACCCCCGTGGGGTCGTGCCGAGCTGGGCCCGTTACGTCGTGGCCAGCGCGGACGTCGGCGCGCGCGACGCGTGGTACGTCATCCGCGCCTGGGGGCCGAACTACCGCTCCCGCCTGCTCGACTGGGGCCATGTCCACAGCCTCGACGAGCTGCAGCGGACCGTGCTGAACACGACCTTCCAGGTCGAGGGCGACCTGCGCCGCGCGGCCAGCGTCGACCTCCTCGTGGTCGACAGCGGTGGTACGTTCGACGTGCTCGACGAGCACGCCAGCCGGACCGACGCGGTGTACAAGTTCTCGCTCCGTGATCCGCGCCGCATCGCCGTGCTGAAGGGTACCATCAAGGGTGAGCGCCCGGTCACGCCCCGCCGCGTGACGTACCGACCGCCCAACGGTGACAGCCCGTACGACGTGATCCTCAACCTGGTCAACGTGCACTACTACAAGGACGTCCTGAGCGAGCGGCTCCGGGCCACGCTGAACGGTGAGGAGCTCTGGCAGGCCTGCCAGGGCATCGACGACGTGTACTGCATGCACATGACGGCCGAGCACCGCGTCCTGGAGCGTGAGGGGAGGAAGGCCAAGATGGTCTGGCGTCCCCTCTCGAAGGGCCTGCCCAACCACCTGTGGGACTGCGAGGTCTACCAGTGCGCGGCCGCGGACATGATCCGCGTCGACCTGGTGCCCGCCGACGTCCCCACGCTGGGCATCAGCCCGACCAAGATCGGCCGGACGCCGACGACGCTGCCTAGCAGCACGCCCCGCGAGCGGTCGTTCATCGCGAGGAAGGAGCGCTGATGTCCTCGCTGGACGGCAACAGCACCTACGAGCAGGTCAAGCAGGCCTACGACGAGAACGCGTCGTACATCGAGGACAACAGCACCACGAAGGCCCGGGCCTTCATCACGGCCTGCAAGATCCTGCTGCGGCGCACGCCCAGCAACATGCAGAAGGGCTCAAACGCCCTCGGTTACAACGTCCAGGCGCTCAAGCAGGAGCTGGACGACGCGGTGGCCTGGCTGGAGGCCAGGGACCCGGCCTACCGTCCTGGCCCGTCCGTCACCCGGGCTGACTTCCGGAACTTCCGAGGCAGCTGATGGAGCTCTCGCCGATCTACCAGTCGCGGCTCCACCGCGAGCAGCCGTCCACCAAGAGCATCCGCCTGGTGGGCCCGAGCAGCTCCGTGCCCAACTTCCAGGCCATGAAGGCCGAGTGGAAGGGGATGCAGCCGCATCGGCAGGAGCTCAACTACTCGGCCACGATGCCGAGCCAGTTCCGGCGCCGCCGGGACAACCTGGGTGGGCAGGCCGACGCCCACCTCGCGCAGGAGTTCCGCTACTGGGAGCTGCGCGAGTACGCCCGGGACATGGACCGGAACGACATCATCGTCGGCCAGCTCTTCGACAAGGCCTGCGACAACGTCCTCGGTTCTGGTCTCGTCCCCCACCCGGCCACCGGGGACGAACCCCTGAACAACGAGATCCGGCTGATGTGGGAGGAGTGGGCCACGGATCGGCGCCTCTGCGACTACGCCTGGCGCCACCCGTTCTTCAAGCTGGAGCGCTTCGCCCTCCGCGGGATGCACATCGACGGGGACCACTTCGCGATCTTCCGGAACGAGCAGCTCCAGCTCTTCGAGGGTGACCGCGTCGCGTCGCCGGACAACCTGAACGATGACGTCGTCCACGGCATCGTCCTCGACCCGAAGACCGATCGCGTCCTCAAGTACCTGTTCCTGAACTACATCCCGGGGACCAGGAAGCAGCGCGTGCGCCGCACGCCGCTCAGCGTCGACAGCAAGGACATCACCGCCGTGCCCGCCTTCGACGAGCAGGGCTGGCCGAACGTGCTCCACATCTACGACCCGAAGCGGCTCACGCAGACCCGCGGGATCACCGCGCTCGCGCCCTGCTTCGACCTCGTCGGGATGTTCGAGGACATCAACTTCGCCCGCCTCGTCCAGCAGCAGGTCGTCAGCTGCATCGCGGCGTTCATCCAGAGCGAGCGCGACAACCAGTGGGGCAACCGCCAGGAGCAGGACGAGGACGACGGCTCGACCACGACCCTCGAGGAGCTCACCCCCGGCCTGGTCCACCGGCTCCGCCCGGGTGAGAAGATCGAGGGTTTCAGCCCGCGTGTCCCCGGCCCCGAGTTCCAGGAGCACGTCCGCCTCATCCTCCGCCTGATCGGTGGGGTGGTCGGCATGCCCCTTGAGCTGGTGATGATGGACACCAGCGACACGACGTTCCACGGCTACCGTGGCGTCCTGCAGATGGCCCGCCGGGGCTTCGTGCGCCAGCACATGTCGCTGATCAGCACGTTCCACAGGCCCATCTACGAGCACCTGCTCCGGTCCTGGCTCCCCAAGCTGGGCCGTGCCGCGTTGAAGAACAAGGAGATCTACCGCCACGCCTGGCAGGTCCCCGGGTTCCCCTATGTGGACCCGAAGGTCGAGGCCGAGGCCGACAAGGTCCGCCTCCAGAACCTGCTCATCAGCCCGCGCCGGCTGCACGCCGAGCAGGGCAACGACTTCGACGCCATCTACAAGGAGACGATCGAGGACAACGGCAAGGCCATCGACGAGGCCCAGGCCAAGGCCGACGAGCTGAACAAGCGCCACAAGGACCTGGAGTTCCCCATCAACTGGCGGGACATCCTCAACATGGACCACCCGGCCGGCAGCACGCGCCAGGTCAAGGAGACCAACGAGGCGCCGCTCGCGCCCGGCGCCGCGCCGAAGGGTGCCCCGAAGAAGGAGCCCAAGTGAAGATCCCCGGCCGCATGACCCTGAGCGGCGAGACCGAGCTCGCTGGGCAGGCGGAGAGCAAGAAGCGCCAGTTCAAGCAGCTCGCCCACGCGGGCTCCCGCCTGACGGGCTTCTTCGCGGACATCATCTACAGCCTCGACGGCATGAAGGTGCCGGGCGAGCTGCCCATCCTCCAGCAGCACGATCACAAGCTGATCGTCGGCCTGGCCAACCAGAACAGCGTCGGCAAGGACGGCGTGCACCTCGGTGGCGAGCTCTACGACACGGCCGCCGCCCGTGAGGTCGCCGCGCTGGCCGAGCAGGGCTTCAAGTGGCAGGCCTCCATCGGCGTGCGCACGCTCGAGGCCGAGTTCGTGGAGGAGGACGAGGAGCGCGTGGTCAACGGCCGCAAGGAGTGCGGCCCGTTCGTCCTCGTCAGCCAGAGCGAGGTCTACGAGTCCTCGTTCGTGCCCATCGGGGCAGATCGGAACACGCGGTCGGTGGTGCTCTCCGATGTCGGAGGGGCCGAGGCCGTGGTCGTCACCAAGAAGGAGAAGAGCATGTCGCAGGAGAAGACGGCCACGGCGCCCGCCGTGGATCCCGTCGCGGAGGAGCGGAAGCGGGTCAGCCAGCTCAAGCTGGCGTTCCCGACCAACCCGTCCTTCGCGCTGAAGCACATCGAGCTCGGCAGCTCGGTGCTGGAGGCGAAGGCGGCGTACGCCGACGAGCTCCAGCGCGAGAACAACGAGCTCCGGGCCCAGCGCTCGGGCGCGCCGGAGGTCCCGAGCCGCGGTGGCTCGACCGGCCAGCAGGTCAGCCGCAGCGCCGTCGAGGAGTGGTCCGCCCTCCTCCAGCAGGAGCTGGCGTGCCACAAGGGCCCCATCACGGCCGACGTCCGCTTCGCGGCCATCCGCAAGCTGGCGATCGCCAACCCGAAGCTCCACCAGGGCTACCTGGAGGAGTACAACGCGACCCGTCCCGCCCGGGCGCGGGCGTAAGGAGCGGACATGAGCAAGTTCATCGACGTCCCCTACCTCACCGCCTCGGCCGGTGAGGCCATCGAGAAGTACCGCCGGGTCAAGATCAGCGCCGCGGGCAGCACGTCCGCGCCGCCGACGGTCGTCAAGACCGGCGCCGGCGAGGAGGGCATCGGCAGCGTCCGCGCGGCCGTCGCTAGCGGTGACAAGGTCACCGTGATCCTCGACCAGAAGGACGGCACGGTGCCGGTCGTCGCCTCGGCGGCGATCAGCGCGCTGGCCAAGGTCTACCCGGCCGCCGACGGCAAGGTGACCTCGACCCCGACCGGCAAGGCCGTGGGCCGCGTCTTCGATGCGTCGACCGCGGATGGCGACGTGCTGGAGTGCCTGGTCCAGACCGGCGACCAGGCCGCCGACTTCGCCAACGCCTTCCGCCTCTTCGACGACTTCTTCGCGTTCATCGCGGCGTCGGCGAACGAGGACCTGTGGACCAACACGCTGACCGACAGCGGGACGGTCACGATCAGCGACGCCATCGGTGGCATGCTGGTCATCGCGGCGTCGGACGGCACGATCGCTGACAACGACGAGGCCTACGTCGGCACGACGAACGAGCTGTTCATCGTGACGAACGGCAAGCCGATCTTCTTCGAGACGAAGGTCAAGCTCGCCGCGGCCGACACCGATGGCGCCAACGTGATCGCCGGCCTCATCAACACGAAGGCCGCGAACACGCTCCAGGACAACGGCGCCGGCCCGCCCGCGTCCTACGACGGCATCGTCTTCTACAAGGTGGATGGTGGCTCGGCCTGGCAGGCCGAGATCAGCGTCGCCGGCACGCAGACGGCCGTCGCCCTCACCTCGCCCGGCGCGCCGGGGACCAGCTACCAGAAGCTGGCCTTCGAGGTGATCCCGACGTCGGCGACGGCGGCCACCGCGAA